GCTCCACATGGGGTCTCCTTTGGGCAGTTGAACAGTTGAACAGTTGAACAGTTGAACAGTTGAACAGTTGAACAGTGGAACAGTTGAACAGTAAAGGCTTCTACTGTTTCACTGTTTCACTGTTTCACTGTTTCACTGCCGTTGCCTTTTCTGTATTTTCAACAGCTCCGGCCAGACCTGGCGGGCCAGGTCCTCTGCTGTTGTCTGGTTGGTGACGTTGGGCATTATTAGCTGGACGGTATCGATGGATAATGAGCCTCCGAATGATCCGGCGGGGACGATCGTGCCGGCCCGGTCCGGGATAAATAATTCCGGGCCTTTCTCGCCGATAATGGAAGGGAAATCGAGCGGCGGACGGCCGCCGGATGCGAATTTGTAAGGCCAGTAGGTTTGATTCTGCTGGATGAAACTGGCGTTGTTCTGCGTCCCCACCGTGCCCATGCTGCCGACTCCCCAGCGGCCCTTGATCATAGCGCCCATGCCGATGGCGCCCATGCCGGTTTCTCCTATGTATGAGTCAAGCGGGGCTGTGATGGATTTGCCATTGATATTAGCGTATTGGTCGGCAACATTGCCGATTGCCTGCGCGAGCTGGGTCGTTGCATTTGTGGCGGCCTGCGTCGCAGTCGTCTGTGCACTCAATTGTATATTCAGCCGCTCTTGCAGATCGATCGCATTTTCATAATAATTTGTCGCCTCATCATCCCCCGCGGCTTCCGCTTCTTTCAGTTTTTCGCGGAGTGTTATTTCCGCCTGCACCCCCGCGAGCACTTTCTGGTTTTCCATGTCATACCAGGCGTAAGACCCGCCCAGCGTCGCCAACTGTTGTTCCATGACCTTCGCGGGATTGAGGCTATCGGGCATGGCTTTGTTGGAATCACCAAGTTCATCCCAGAGTTTTTTATATCCAGCCGCGTAATTGCGGGTGGCGTCGAGTGCCCTGTTCATTGCATCAACCGTGCTGATAGCCATTTCCCGCTGTTTATCGGCCAGCATTTTAGCCGCGTCAGACATGTCCTTGGTGTCACTAAGATAGCGGCCGCTGAATTCATGAACCTTGCCGAAGCCGTCAACCACCATCCCAGTCCATTCAACGGTGGAGTGTTGGACTTCTGCAGTCGCTGCCTTCGACAACCGCATATAATCCGCGGTGCGTTTCAATGCCTCTTGCTTAGTGGCTTCAGCGCCGACGAAATCGCCGGCCATTTCCTGCAATTTGGCATTCTCCGCCTGCAGATCCTGCCATTCTTTTTGTATCGCCTGGCTTTCCTTCTCTTTGTTGGCAATAAATGTCTTGGCATATTCGGCCTGCGCCGACTGGTAATTTTTGAGTGCCTCGGAATTCTTGGCAAGCCCCTGCTGGTATTCGGGGCTAGCCTCTCCGCCCGCTCCGGCCGCAGTTTTGGCGAGCGCAGCCTCTGTTTCCTTGAGGAACACTCCCATGGCATCGACCTTTTTCTGCGCGGCATCGAGCGCCATTTGCCCTTGCTTGTCGTAATACTCCTTGGTGGCGAGCAGTCCTTGGTCATAGCTGCTTTTAAGGGTTGCCAACTGCATATCGGCCTGCTCCTTATCGAAGCTGGCCACCTGGTCGCGGTATGCCTTCTGCGCGGCCAGCCGGGCGTCGTTGAGTTTCTTATCGTCTTCCGGTTTCTCACCCAGGGCCGCCGCGCGCGATTTTTTCCCTTTTTCGGTCCTGTAATAAGCCTCCGCCGCGGCCAGCCGGGCATTGGTCCTGTCCAGTTCCGCTTGGTGCTTGGCGAGGTCCTCATTTGGTTTGTTAGTCCCGGAAACGTCATAACCCGTATACTTATAGATGGCCTTGTCGAGAGACTTCCCGGCCATGTATCCGGCGCCCGCGGCCAGGCCGGCAAGCCCTGCCTGCGCGGAAATCGACAGGGTCGCTATATCGGCAAGGGCCAACTGGATCGCGCCGAGCTTGGTTATAAGTGTCCCGATCCCATTCGCTAGGCCCACCGCGGCGAACCCACCCAAACCGATCATCAGGACGTCGATGTTACTGGAGACACCATGCGCCGCCGACCCCAATAATTCGAACGAACTCTTGTTCCTTTTCAGCCATTCGTCCGTTTCCTTCAGCTTGTCAACGCAGCCGGTGAGGATCTCTATCAATATCGGTTGAGCAACCGCACCCGCGCCTTCCAGGAATTCGGCCCACGCCTTTTTCATCTCCCGGATCTGACCGCCGGTCGTGCCGAGCGCCGCCTGGTAGGCCCCCTCGATATCCGGTCCTTTCGCCTCCAGCGCCTGGACGCGGGCCTGCACTTTTTCATAATCGTTCAGGTCGCCAACAGCCTTTCCGATTGTGTCCGCATAATCCTTATATGCCTTGGTATAGTTGATGGTGATGCCCATCGAGCGCAACGTGCGGGCATTGCCGGTATCGACGGAAAAGGCAACCCGCTCCATGGCCTCGGAAACGCTGATCCCGGCAACGGCGGCGGCATTCTGGGCAATTGTGGAGAGGTTCGCGGATTTGGCCAGATCGACATGATTTTCCGCCATCAGCATCAGGCTCTGGCGGGCCTCACTGCCTATCATACCTGCTTTTGTCAAGGATTCCTGAAAACCAGCCATCTGCTCATTGGTATATCCGGCCGTATTGCCGAGCAGATTCATGGTGACACCCAGGGATACGTACTGGGATGCGGCCATGACGGCTTCCTTGCCGAGGCGGACCAGTTCCATGGCGCCGAAGGCAATGCCGACAGCCTCGGCGGCGGTCTTCAGCATGCCCAGGCCCTTCTCCACGGCGTTGACTCCGGAGAGAGCCGGGCCTGTGTTGTCTTTGCCGTTTACGGTTATATTTACTTCGGCCATGGGCTTCTCAAAGGCTGTAACCTCCCTCAATCCCCCCTTAAATTAAGGGGTTCTTTGGGTTTATTCTCTTTCACTACTTCCTCAATCGCAGCCAGGATCTTCATGTCATAGGCATCGACACCGTATTCCCGGCAGATCGTGTCGGCCAGGTGCATCTCGTTGAGCTCTGCCAGAAGCCCCCTGATCTCCAGGATGCGGAGATCGGCGGGGGTTAGCTCGTCAAACCCGACCGGGCAGGTGGAATGGGAATGTAGAGACGCAACATCTTGCGTCTCTACCGGGCACAGGCATGCGGGCTCGATCCCTTCTTTCTCCGCGACCTCCCGGCACGCCCCGCAGTGATAAGCTGCGTTCTGACGGGCCAGGAAATACGCGGTCAGCCGTTTTTTATCTCGGCCGTCTCAGCAGGTTTGTTGCTCAGTTCCAGAAATACTTTGGCGTTGATGGCGTTCTCACCGACAAACAGGGCGAACTCGCGGCAGCTCTTCATCATCATGTCGCGGTTCTCCGGAGTGAACGGGATCGGCGTGCCGTCAGGAAAGGTCAACCCAAATTGCGCGGTGTCATTGCGGTTGCGCCACCCCTTCACCACGCGCTCGCCGAGCTTCCTGTTCCAGACGCCGGCCCAGTCGCTGCCGGTGCGGTTGACGATCTTTTCCACGTCCTTGTTCAGCGCCGTGCCCTCTTCCTTGGAGAGGTACTCCAGGGCGACATCGGTATCTTCATCAAACTCCAGCCAGCGGAGGGGGGATCCTTCGAAAATCGCAACTTTGGCCATGCTCTTCGCTCCTTTCAAAAGGGCGGTTCACGAACCGCCCCTACATGTTATTGTTTGCCCGGTAGGGGCGGTTCGTGAACCGCCCTGGGGTATTGTCTTGTTATGCCAGCGGGTCCGTGGTCCGCTTGCTCGTTATGCTCCACCAGAGCGGGTCGGTGATGCCGGTCATGCCGGTGGGGGCCACGTTGCAGCCGAGAATGTTGAATTCCAGCGGTTCTTTGATGCGGCCGTTATCGTCGGTCGGCTGGTCGTTGATCAGATCCAGGTGCGGGAACTGCCACATGTGGGTGTAGTAGAACGTGCCGTTCAGCAGCGCGCCGGTGCAGGTGATATCCAGTTTGTAGCGGCTATCGTTCTGCAGCCCGAGCAGGTAGGTGGTCGCCGTGAGCTTCGGGAATTCCATGGTCAGCTTTATCTCCGGAAAACCGTCGTTGGAGACTTCGTCAACCTGGTCCTGGGGGTTCGCGCCGGCTGTGCGATAGGCGCCGGTATACTGCCCGGCCATCTTCCGCTTCAGGGTGAGGGTGAACTTTGACGGGTAGATCTTGTCGCCACCGGCAAGCGCCGCGCCACCCTGGGCGTTCATCCGGAACACGGTCTGGGAAAACATTACCGGGTTGCGATCTGCGTCGGTAGGTAATGTGACGTTGGCGAATGTGCCAAGGGTGTTCACCGCGCTCGCGACTTCGCGGGTTATTCCGGTTACCTCGAAACTGATTTCCAGCGGCTTCGGCCCAATCTCGCCGGAGATGGTTACGCCGATCACCTTGGCGGTGGGGATCTCCTCGATGAAGGCGATCATGTTCTTGACTACGGTGATCATTAGGCCGTAAGGGTCGGTATTCCACTTCAGGGTGTGCAAATACGCCGGGCCTGCGCCCTGGATGGCCGGTACGCCGGCGATGCCCATGAACATGGCGGCCAACAACTCCATCCCCGCATAGCGCAGATACATCTTGTAGGTGCCTGTGCAGGTGATGGGGCCGGGTGTCGAATCGAGGGCGAATGCCTTGCCGCGCGATTCATCCAACTGAGTCGGGGCGCTGAATGCCGCCTGTCCGGAGAGGAAAAGAATCCCGTCCAATGCCCCGGCGGCAACGGCTGTGCCCCAGGTACCCCCGGCGCCGACGCCGCATTTCTTGATTGCCAATGCTTCCTGTGCTCCTGTTACCGGTCCGGCCATGGCTATTTACCCCCTTCGGATTTTACTTCTTCAGTTGAGGCAGGGGCTGTAACCCCCCCTCGCCCTTTAGGCCCGCCTGGGTCCCCCTTATCTAAGGGGGGGGATGCCGGTCCGACTTCCCCCCTTAAGGTAAGGGGGGATTGAGGGGGGTTATCAACCGCGGCCGCAATCTCTTTCGCTGCCGCTGCCTCTGCCCTCTCCCGATCCGCCTTTTCGTGCGGGCTCTCGAAGCCCGGAGGCCGCTCGAATAGCTGATCGCCGAAGTCCTCTTCCTCGATCTCGTATTCCTTGCCCTTGATGATCTCACCGTATTTCAGGTGGATGCCGCCGTCGATCTTTGCTTTTACTGTTATTTTCATTGTCGCTCCCTCCTCTGGCGTGTAGAGACGCAAGATGTTGCGTCTCTACTTTTCCTTTAAACTATTTCCGTTACCGGTATCTCTATCTCCGTATAGTGGCAGAGCACCCCGCCGAACATCCTTGTATCAATCACCCTGGCCGAGGCCGGGCCTGCGTCCATGACCGTTCCCCCCAGGGTCAAATTGCCTTTGAAAGTGTCCGCTATCGTCTCGATCATCGCGTTAAAAAGGCTGTCGGTAGCGTCGGCGTCTTTCACGCCCATGTAGCCCTTCACAACGTATCTGTGGGTGCGCTCTTCTTCCAGGTTGCTGATCCGGGTGTTGAGCATGGCCTCTTTGCCGATCTCCCATCCGAGTATCCTGCCGCTGGCAGGGTCCTTGAAAAGTTCGATGAATTTATCCCAGTTGACCGCCCATCGCTCGTATGAATGGACCATGCCGATGTTGGGGATCCCCGTGAGGATGGTGTAGAGTTGCTGGGATGCTATTGCGTCGGACATGCTCACTCCGTTCGCCAGTTAAACAGTGGAACAGTGGCCAGTTAAACAGTGAAAAGCCTTTACTGTTCAACTGTTCAACTGTCTAACTGGCTACTGATCTTAAATCCTTCCGCCTCGGCCATTGAATCTATTCTGCCCAGGTTCTGGCTTACCGCGTGCTCAAACATGTGGCGGCCGGGGAAGCCTTTTTGACCTATTTTTCGGCGGACCAGGAACTCGACGCGCTTTGCCTCTTCTCCGGAGAGCCCCATCTTCACCTCGATCCAGCGGAGCAGCACACCCTCGGGCGGCCATGCCTTGCCGGGATCGCGGCCCTTTTCGATCACCTCGGCATATTTCTGCGCGCTGGCGACTATGCCCTTGATCATCGGAGTACCTTTGCCGACAACCTGGTTCTGGATGGAGCCGAGGAGTCCCCCCTGTGCGCCCATCGCGCCCTGGGGCGTGCGCTTCTTCACCTCGACTGTGAGGAACTGGACGATCATGTCGATCAGCCGGTCAAGGCCTGCCTGGATTACCTCCGGGCCTTTGCCGTTGAGGATTGCGCCGTTCTTTTCGATGGAGATGCCAAGGTTCATGGTTGCCTTTTTTACCCTAGCCAGTGAGACTTATGGGGCTTATGGGACTTATGTTACCGCCCTCTAATCGGGTAAATCGTCTCGCCGCGGTAATGGGTGAGCCTCACCCTATTATCGTCGGCCGGGTCGGATGTGACCATGGCGGCGGTAGTGGTATCGTTATCCTTCAGCCCCAGGTGCTCACGGTACAGCTTCTCAAAGCTGTCGGCCAGGCGGCGGAATTCGTCCGCCTTGCTCCGATAGTTGACCACGTCGGCGCTGAGGGTCGAATCTCCTGTCTGGCCGTAAACGGCCGCCAACTGACGCAGGCAGAATGAGGCGGCCAGATTCGCGATCGCTTCTTCGTCGGCGTCCGGCACGGTCGCCTCGGTATGCATCACGCTGTAGAGGATGCGCACCGTCTCGGCGGCGGTGATGGGGGTCTGCATCAAACGGAGATTGAGCGCGGCCGGGCTGCGGTATAGTTTCCAGTCCCTATTGTCCAGGAGCGATTCGGGCACGTTGCCGACCGGGTACTCGACGCTGGCTATTGACGATATCCCCTCGCTCCAGTCGGAGGGGAGCGCCAGGTCGTGGCTGCCGGTACCAGGCAGATCGGCAACCACCAGGCGCGGCCGGTGCTTGCTGTAGCGCTTGAGCGCCTCGGCGCCGGCGTTGGCGTAATCGTCCGGAGTGAGCTTGGAGGAGTCGTCCTTTACCTTACTGATGATCTTCGTCTGGAGTTCGTCCGATGTCATGTGATCCTCAATTCGAATTCGCCAACACGGATATGGTGCGGGCGCCCTTGCGCACGCTGCCTAGCGTGCCGGTAACGGAATAATGGACCGTCAACAGACCGTCCGGCTGGTTTGCAGCCACTGCAATGTCAGCCAGGGCGGTGGCGCCCTGGAACGCCTGGCCGGAAACCGTGAGCCCGGCGTCGGCGGTGACTGTCGGCGCGGAGGATATCGTCTCGCCATTTGCCAGCCTGGCTGAGAAATTAAGTCCGAGACCCTTGATAGTCTCGCCCGGTTTTACGATAAATGGATCCATGCCGCCTCTTATGCCAGCCGATAAATGCGCTGTTCCCGTGAGAGTCTCGCCAAACGATTCTCAGCGGGGAGCCTGAACAGTTTTGACTCCCTGGGGAGCCGGTAGATATCGCCGGCGACGAACGGGGTGATGACATCTTCTTGCTGCCAGCCCATGGCCATTTCTTCGAGAGTTAAATCCATTTTTACCCTGTCTCGCGTGGACGTAGAGACGCAAAATCTTGCGTCTCTACCCTCAGACCATTATTTATAGAATACCGTCAGCCCGGCAATGGTAGAGCCGCATGCGCCCGCGCCTGTCGGTGTGGAACCTACACAGACCCCTATCCCCGCCGAGAAATTGTAGAGCGGGACATCCCCGAATAGTGTGAGGACCCCAGGGGTAGTGGGGAGCGCCAGAGATAACACCACGGATGTCCCGCATGTAGGGGCATTGCTGTTGTAAAATTGCAGCCAGCATACGGACGCCGCGGCATTGGCGGCGCTGACGCCATAGAGA